CCCCAAAGACGGCGACACCCTGGAGTTGAACGACATCCATAACGATTTAGCGCCGATGGACTGGTCCCAGGTGCCGGTGGATCAACTGGGCATCGAGTCGGATGCTCGGCGATATGAAGACCTGATTTTGCAAACATCGGCGGTATCTGCCACCGGGGGCACCCGTAAGACCGCGACACTGGCGGCGCTGGAGGCAACGGTAGGACAACTGAACCGCGAGTGGATGCAGGGCAAAATCGCCGACCTGTACCGGTGGATCATCAGCAGCTGCTTTAAGATTTTCGCGGATGCCCGCTATACGCCCGACCAGTTTATTATTAATGTTTCCGGTCCCAACCAGAGCCCCGTCTTTCAAGCGGTCAAAGCCGACCTGTTCGCCAATTCGTTCCGGGTTAAGGTCATCGCCACGTCGATGCAGCCGATGATCGAGCAGATAGAGCAGGAGCGGTCCCTGGCTATGTTCAATTATCTGATACAACTGCCCGAGATCGACCGCACCGAGGCGATCCGCAGCCTGCTGCAGGCATTTGGCAAGGGCCATGAGATAGACCGCTTCCTGCGGGACAGTGTCCATGCCGACGCGTCCAAGTTGTCTCATATGGAAAATACGCTCCTGCAGCAGGGACAGAGCGTGCCAGTGCAGCTAGAGGAGGATCACCAGACCCATATCCCCATACATCAAGAGTTCTTGCAGCAGTTACAGCAGAATATCGGTCAGATACAGGCTATGGGCGGCATGGATGTCAATGCGCTTACCCAGCTGGTCACCGCCGCCCAGCAGGGGCAGGCGCACGTCAATGGCCACCGGCAGGCGCAGCAGCAGCTGGCTTCTCCCACAGTGCCCGGTGGGGCGGGTGGGAGTGGCAGTGGCAGTGGCAATGTCGTGCCGTCGATGGTGGATCAGGCAGGTATCGGAGGTATTCCAGGACAGGCCAGCGACCTGATCTCACAGACTCGCTCGGCGGCACAGCAGATGAGCCAGGAACTCACCGACGCCCCCGGTCAGAACTGATGAGTATCCGTACGTGGGATTATCATTGCACGCATTGCGACACCCTGTTGTCCGACGTGGTTATCACCTCAGCCCGTATGCCCGCCACGGTGTCGTGCTCCAGATGTGGCAGGGATGCCGGGTGGGCCAGCCAGCGGGGCAACCATTTGCATACCACCCACTCGGGGATGTATGGCAGGTGGGACCATGGCCTGGACTGCGTGGTGGAGTCGTATGACCACAAAAGGAGATTGATGAAGCAGATGGGAGTGCAGGAGGCCAGCGACGCCTCCGGCGGCAACCGCAAACGGAGCGAAGAAATAAAGCACCGAGCGCAGCAGCCCCGTCCAAAACAAAAAATACAATGGACAGACACTTTACCAGAATAGGAGAATAACATGGCCGAAACCGAGGCCCTCACCGAAAAAGATGCATCACCGACGGCGCCAGATGCTACGGAAAACGTCCTGGGAGCCGACTTTGGCGGCGCACCCGACGTAACTCCTGCATCCAACGCCGATGCTGGCGCTGCAACGTCCGGTGAAACAGCCGCCGCGAACGGCGAATTTGACCCGGCGAGCTTTGACTGGGTTAGGGGTGATGTTAGCAATGTCCCCGAGCAGTACCGGCACCTCCAGGGAACCGCCCGCAAATTACAGGGGGCGACGACCAGAGCCCAGCAAGAACGGGCCGAGGCCACGAAGCAGGTGCAGGATCTGCAGCGGGAGTATGCAGCCCGGCTGGAGCAAATGAACAAGAGCCAGCCCGCAGCGGCTACTACCGCCCAAAAAACGGCCTTAGCGGCCATGCGCGAGGGTATGAGTTCTGAGCAGTTCGCAGACTTCGACCAGGCGGTGAATCTGGTACGCGCCGTCAATGCACAGGATGCCAAAAACACCGGAGGGGTGCAGCAAAAAGCCCTGCTGGCTCTGGCGCAACGCATGAAAACCATGTCGGATGAACTGAGCCTGCTCAAGGCACAGCCCACACTAGAAAACGCAGCGGCATTAAAGGATGATTACGGCGAAGAGCCGGATCAGTTTGCCGGGGTGATCGCGGCGATGGTGGGGCAGGTCAATCCCGCTACCGGACGCAATTATACGCCCCGTCAGGCGTTCGAGACGGTGTCGGGCAGGGCGTTTGGTAATGCCCAGGCCCAGCGACAGGCAAGCAATGCCGCAAAACTACAAACCGCCCCCATGCCTGCAGCCCGCACCGGTGCCGAGGACGGGGGGCCGATGTCTAGAGACGAGGCCCTCAATATCCTCACCACTCAGTTCGGGCTGGCAGCAGGGGAATAATTTTATGAGGTAGAAAATGCCTGCAGTAACCACCAGCGAGACGTGGGATGCCGCCTGGACGTTGACAGACCGGGTGCGCGAGAAACGGCTCACTGATAATATCACCGATGCGTACCCGACGCTCGATCGGCTCAAGCGTTCCGATGCTCTGGAGATACGCAATGGCGGGTCCGAGATTCAGGAGGACCTACTATACGGCCTCAACAGTTTGCAATGGTTCGGAGGTTATGACACCCTAAATACCGACGCAGTCGATGGCATAACGGCCTGTTTTTATTCCTGGGCCTATGGACAGGTGCCGGTAACGATATCAATGCAGGAAGAAATGGAAGGGCGCACGTCCAGTGCGGCCATGCGGATCACCGAAGCCAAGCGAAAGCAGTCCATGTTGACGATGCTGGATGGCGTTAACGCGGCGCTTTTGGGAGCGGCATCGGGGAAAGCCCCTCTGGGTTTGCAGGATATCTGCTCCGAATCTAATGCTACCGTTGGTGGGATCGACGATTCCTCCAATACATGGTGGCAGAACCGGCGTTATGATTATGATACTGAGGGTACTGCCGCCACTCGGGCTGCCGGTACGGACCACTTTGTGCATGATGCGTATTCCGCGAATATGGTTACCGCCACGGTAACTAGTTTGTATAATGCGTTCGTGGCTATGGGCGACTTATACCGGGGAGTCGCAGAGGGCAATGACAAGCCCGATGTTGTCATCACTACTCAGCATGTGCAGGCAGCGATTGAGTCCATCTTTGAGTCCACCGGCTATGGACGCTATCAGATAGCGGACGGGTCGGCACCGGGACTCGACGGGCGCAACGCCACCTGGCGTGGTTTGGAGATCATCGGTGACAATGACTGCCCCGGAACGGGCGGCGAGGATGACACGCTGTTCATGCTCAATACCAAATATCTCAAATTTAAAATCCAGAAGGGACTCAATATGAAAAAGACTCCCTTCCGGGAGCCTACTAACCAGTTCGCCCAGGTGGCTTACATAGTCCTGGGATGTCAGTTGACGACCAACAACCGCAGGCGTCAGGGGGTCATGTACGACATAGATCCTGATTGATAACGGCTAGTTCCTAACTGGAACGGGGGGGGGGTAACTAATACCTCCTCCCCTCTATCACCTTGCCCCCAAGCCAATGGGGGTTCAGACCCTGACCACAGGGGAGAGGAAAAATACGATGTCGACAAGCTGGAATTTTGGTGCAGGAGACACCGCCAACGGAAGCGTAGGATTCGGTGGTTCCATTGGCGGGATTGCTCAGGGCATTTACGAGGAGTCGTCTATCCAGAAAGGCCCTTTAGGTTCATCGCTGGAATTTGATGATGGGCGCAGATTCCGATACAGCCTGAGCGCGGCAGGCATTACCATTGGCAATGTCTGCTCCAGCCAGTATAGCGACGGCCTCCTGACCGAGCAGGATTCGACCACTACCGTAAGCGCAACTGCAGGAAACGATTATTTTTCACTGACCGGAAGTGGATCGCAGTTTTCCACGACGGCGAATTTCTATGCGGGTGGTTACATCGTTTTCACCGATGGCACAGGTGCGGGTCAGTGTTACCGCATCAAGAGTCATACCACGGCCAGTTCCGACAAAATCACTTTCAATCTGTACGACGCCCTGGTTACAGCCCCCGTGGCGGCGACCGGTGTTATGATCGTCGGCAATCCGTACGGAGCCGTCCTGACGAATGATAGCACCAGTCCAGGCGCAACGACGGATTCCTGGGTTGTGGGCGTTAATCCTATCGCGATTACCAGCGGCTACTATTTCTGGCTGCAGACGCGAGGCGTGGCGGCGGTCCACTGGGACGGAAATACCACCGGTACTCCGAAATACGGACAGGAGCTGGTGATGAGCGATGAACACGACGGTCTTGTTGAGATCAAGTTGACCGCACATGATGGTTTCCGAACAATTGGATATTACGTGGGTTCGACTGCCGATGATAATGATTACGTCGCGGCATCCTTGTCGCTCGAATAAGCAGGTAATGCGGGAGGGAGGCTATGGCCTCCCCCCGTTCATCTCTTAACCAGGAGCAACTTTTGCCTTCAGCCAAAAAAAGCGAACCAGCCCCTGCCGTAACCAGCAATGACGAGGTGGCTCAGGCGGTGGCGGTGGTACTCAAGGATAACCCCGGTATCCTCGTCCAGGCGGTGCAGGCCGCAGATGAAAAAACCCAGCGGGACCTGGTCCATGCCATGGGCGCGTCCCCGGCCACCCGCAAACGCAAGCAACAGGCTACCAACGAGCAGTTGCTCAATTTGGTACGGGCGCACGGCAGCGTGGTGCATCAAGACCCCCACTGGCGTCCCAAACCATCCAGCCGCGTGGCGTCGAAAGGTCCAGAGGCTATAGCCGAGTTTTATCGCCGCTACGAGGAGGGCGAGTCCACCAGCATCGGCGGCGGCGATTTGGACAACCTGTTTAGTCAGTCTGGAGCGGCAAATGACGTGGAGCAAATGGTAGCCAGCGAAACGGCCAATGGTGGATGAGGTTGTCCATGGACAGCTAAATGCTGCCACGTTCTATGGGGAGGTCGGGCTGTTCGGGACGCTCGATGCGGATAGTGTGGCCGTCGGCTCGTCATTGACGGTGCCCTCACTGACGACTACAGCACGGGATGCGATGACTGCTGTTAACGGTATGCTGATATATAACAGCAGCCTCAACAGGTTCCAGGGCCGCGAAAACGGGTCCTGGGTAAATATGCGCGAAGCGATACTGGCATGACGTTAGACGGAGTGGTCAAACAGGTCCTGCGCCGCACTGGACTGTCGGAGACGTCTGGGACGTTTAGAGATAACGCCCGCGATTACGTCAACCAGACCGTCGATGACATGGTGGGCCGCGCCGAGTGGTTCTGGTTGCGTAAGACAGCGTCTCTCACTACCAGTGCGACAATTGCGGGATATGCGCTGGCCAGTGATGTCCTGTCGCTGCGCTCGATGCGCCATCACGACGATGATATCCCGATGACTATTGTGGCGGGTGATTTCATCAACCTGCGTGATCCTAACCGGTCCGAGGCGGGTTCTCCGCGTTACGTGGCTATTACCGGCTATTCTAGCGCCGACAGGGCGTATACGGTGGAGCTGGCGCCCGTACCCGACGCCACAGAGGTGATAAAGTACGACTATATTAAACATATTGCCGATTTTGAAAGCGACGATATGGCAGGCGGAGAAACGCAGTCATTGGATCTGGATACCATACTGCCCAACCAGGTGCAGTCGGCGCTTATTTACGGCGCGGCGGCACTGTACGAGGAGGAAAAGGGCGACGATGAGGCGGCGGTGATGTCACGGGCCAGGCAGGAGGGTATCCTGCGTACGGCCGAGCGTATCAACGGGCAGATGCTGGGCAACAGCGTCACCCGCACCCACCGCCGGGACCAGCCGATACGCATAGACCCGTTCCAGCCCGCCGAGGGCTCCTTAGCCTGACGCTATGGCTATCCGTGCGAATAGTCTGGTGCTCGGTCCGTTTTTGGGAGGGGTGCGCTACGACAAGCCCGCCGAGGATTGCGGTCCCGAGGAACTGGCTGTGATGACCAACACCCGCCTGGGAGAGCATGGCGAGGTAAAGGTCCGTAATGGCTGGGACCGGTACGAAGCTACTGCTCTGTCCGGCCCTCCGTCCCTGACGCTGGTGCATGAGCAGTCGTGGTACACTGCGGCGTCCCCCACCGTTAGCGACTGGATCGTGGCGGGCGACAAAATATTTGAACATGCGTCCGGCGACTGGGCAGATCGCAGCGGCTCTATCACTATCACGGCTGGCAATGATTATATCTGCGAGGCGATTAATGCCATGGGCAAGATGTACATTACCAATGGCAAGGACGCGCCATTCAAGGTCACCGCCGCTGGCGGCACGGCCTCGGCGTGGGATCTCGACTCCAAGTTTACGCTCCCCCAGCATATCGCCGTTTTCGACAACCGTGCCTGGGCGGGCAATACCAACGCCTCCGTACAGGATCTCTGGAAGAGCGACATCGGCGATCCTGAGACGTGGAGCGCCAGCAGCGCCGATTATAGGTTTAGCGAGGAAATCACGGCACTGGTACCGTTCGGTAATGCGCTGTCGGTGCATACCGAGCATGGCATATATACCCTCACACCCACCGGCAATTCGACGATACCCTACCAGCAACAACAGCAGACCAACCAGGGATCGGTGTCGGGACGGGCGGTGGTGACCCTGCCGGGAGAGCGGCAGTTATTCGTTCGGCGCGACGGGATATATATGTGGCGGGGTGGCGATACGGTCGAGAAGCAGTTTGCACTGGGGAACCGATACTGGCTGGATGGCAGCGTCAACGCCGCCCGCACGCCGTATGCTCATGCCGTCTTTTACGAGCGGGCCAATGAGGTGTGGTTCTACCTCCCCACGAACTCCACCTCTCAGGCCGATAATATCGTCATTTACCAGACCGGGATGGATGTCTGGTTCGGCCCCTACACGGGCAAGACCTTTAACTGTTCGGGCATTATCGACGGCAAGCCGCACGGTGGTGATTTAGTGGGTCTGCTGCACGACCTCGACACCGGCACCAACGACAACGGCGTTGCCATCGCGGCCAATTACACCACCGGCTCTCCCGCTCCGGCGGGCGACAGCGTCATGGTGCGCTGGTTGTATGCGAAGCATTATTTTGCCGAAAAGGGAGACTGGCCGGTGTATGTGGCGCAGCAGTCCTCGGGACTGGTGGGTGCGTCGCAGGTGGTCCACATGGGTGGCTCGGCAGGAGTGCTGGGCACGGACGAGCTGGGGTCGCTTGAACTGGGCACCGCCTCGACGCTGCTCCATGCCGACAGCGATCTGGCGGGTTATGATCCACACACGTACCTGCAGATACACAGCAACACCCTGGATCAACCATTCGAATTTCACCGCCATCTACTGCAGTACAGAATTATCGGGAACAAACGTAAGCGGAAATCCGGGATAGCATAACATGCCATCGTTCGGTGAAAACGTAACGAAAAATGCGGCCGACATGATGGCCAGGCTGCGCGCAGACGCAGCGAAGGGCGGGTTGAATGCCCGGTCGGCTTATACGGATTTGTCCTGGTTGCAGGGAGCTATACCAGAGCCCGACTTCCAGCGTTTCAAAACTGAGATTGACAAGACCGCCGCTAATTTCAATATAGCAGAACAGCGGCGGAGGGAGGGGGCTGTACCGGATATTCCTCCGGTAGGGTTACCACCAACAACACCTCCGGCAACAGGCCCCGGAACACCGCCGGTTGCCGATGTCAATGTATCTCCTATTATCGAGGATGATCCCGCCAGTGCTGCTGCTGCGACAATGTCGCCGGAGCCTGGGCCGAGGTTTAAGGTGGTAGCCCCTCCCACGTCATCAGATCAACCGGGCAGTTCGGTGACTGGCACAGCGGGTGGCTATACAGGAGACGATCCCCTAAGGGCAGCGTTACTGGCGAACGTAATAGTTGGCGACCCGGCAGGTGGTGAGCCGGACTATGCCCTCGATGGAGTTGGCGAACCGGCCGAACGAACCTATCTCGACGAACCGGATCCAGAACTGACCGATCTCGACGAACCGGATCCAGAACTGACCGATCACGATTTCGATTTGAGGGATGAGTGGAAGCCGATACCGCCGATATTGCATGATGGCACCGTGTTTCCGCTGGAGGATCTGGCGGACAATGAGCTGTTACAGGAGTTATACCGGCAGGCGACGGAACCTGACATACAGTGGGAGACGCAGTTTGGGTATGACTCGGCACGCCACAACGAGCAAATACAGGACCATGCGGGGCTGTATGAGCAGGGTATACTGTTATTTGGCGGACTGGCAGATAACGATATACGCAAGGCGGTAATTGACGCGTTCGTAAATATTGGCGGTTTGCCGAGAGGGGTATTATATACGCCAGAGGTGTTGGGCAAATATATAGATAGCATATTGCTGCCGGAGGCTCGAAAGCGATATGGTATGCAAAGCATTGTGTTCCCAGTTATAGATTATGACGAAACCGGAGAGGGGGTTGTAGGCGCTGAAAAAGCTGCCAGCAGGCGTTTTCCGGGGTTAGAAAATACCGAGATATTTACAGAGATACACAATCAGCTGGAATCCTATGGCTTTGATACACAATTAGATACAAACGACCCGGCCGACCAACAGGTATTAGCGAATTTAGGCGAACAATTTGCGGCTTTTGTGGAAGGCACCCGGCTGTTGCCGGAGTTGGTCAGCGAGGGGCTGGGGACAGCAGCCTATCTGGGCGACTGGGACAGGGGGCTGGCAGCATTATCGGACGCCGAGTGGCAGGAGTCAGGGGATCTGGACGGGGACCCACCACCGCTGGTATATGACATAGAGGATGTAGATCTCGATGCTATTACACAAGAGGGGCTGCACAATGCGCTGCTGGCGGGCGATCTGGTGCCATACCTCGAGTCAGCGAATGTAAACCTGGACCGGATAACGGGCAGCGACCTGTCGAATATTTTGCGGGACAAACTGGGACGGGAGGGGGATCTGCCCGCTCTGTTGTCGGGCGACGTGGACCTGAGTGGTGTCAGCGGCGCGGATCTGGTAGCGCAGATGCGGGCGGAGCCGGAGAGATATTTACCGGGCCTCACCTCGGCGGATGTGTTGCTTGGGGATATCGATCCCGAGGAATTACGGCTGCACCTGCTGGCCGGGAATCTGGTGCCCTATCTGGAATCGCAGGATGTAGATATGTCCCTGATCTCCGGCAGCGACCTGTCGAATATGCTGCGGGACAAACTGGGACGGGAGGGGGATCTGCCTGGCCTGGTGTCGGGCGATGTAGACCTGAGTGGTATCAGCGGCGCGGACCTGTTGGAGTTCATGCGGGCGGAGCCTGATTTATTCCTGCCGTCCCTTACTCCCGAGGACGTGCAATACGCTCCCGGATTCGGTCCCGATCTGGTCCAAAACGTACTGGATCAGATGGACCCGATTACCGTTGAGGACGCCAGGCAACAACTGTTTGCAGCAGGATTTCAAGGCAGCCTGAATGATGTTATCCAGGACTATATCGAGCAGATCGGACCCGAGAATGTGCTGGCGGGAGTCAATACGATGCTGCCCTCTGGCGAAAATGTGTTCCAGGCGGGCCTGAACGAATTGATCGCCGGCTATATCGACAAGGTGGGTTTGGAGGATATTCTGGAGCCCGGCCTGGTGGATGACCTGCCAGCTCTTATCAAGGAGTTGACGCGTGGCATAGTCACGACGGACAGCATCCTGCAGGGTGGCACAGGGATCAGTGGCAAGCCCCTGTCGTTTTCGGAGCTACTAACCGAACAGGTCGAGGGCATCATCTCGGGTCTGCCGCAGGTGACGCTGGCAGATATCGGCCTGGACGAACAGTTTGAGGCGGACATACAGCGTATCAAAAAAGACGTTTTTGACATTGGCCTGGATCCGCTGTTGGTTGACCACCTGGTAGACATCCAAAAGCGGGTGGGAGGCGAGGGGGGTATTGACGAGATATTGCGTGGCCTAGCGGAGATCGGCCTGCCCGATGTGTCGGGACTGGAGACATCGGCAGGTAATATCAGGTCGGACCTGCTGCGGGTGCAGAATCTATTGCGGCCCACGGCGTCCATAATGACACAGGCCGCGAAATTGCCCGACACAGGGACGATGCTGAGTAATTTGGAGGCGATCGAACGACTGAGTTTTCCGCAACTGGGACCTGCCGCCACCGATGCGGAGCGGATAGTCGAGGCGTTGGGGTCCCGCGAGATAGGTTCGTTCGGCGCTACAGCCGAACAGATAGGAGGGGCGGTAAGCCCGGCAGAGCGGATCGTAGCGGCACTGGGTGGTTTTAACGTCCCCGATTTAAATCCCTTTATTTCCGGCACAGGGCAGTTGATAGGCCCCGAGGGGCAACTGGCGCAATTGCGGGAGGGTATCAGCGGTGTCAGTGATGTCGTGGGCGACAATGTGGAACTACTCAACCTGTTGACGGCCCTGTTCGGCGGCGAGCTGCCCGATGCAGAGACATTGCAAGAAGTGCTGGATATGCTCGGTCTGCCCCAACTGGCAGGGCGTTTGGATGAGGTGTTTGGCCCTACTGGCTTCGGTGATATCACCAGGCGGCAGGATAAATTATACGATGCATTGCTCCCCGGCACTTTTGGCGACAGTCCATTCGCTACCCCTGAAGGCGTCGAAAAAGCGATCGCTGACGCGCCGTTTTTGACGGGTGAGGAGTTGAGGGGAGTGCTGGGAGACGAGGACGTACTGGCAGGTTTACGTGAGGGTCTGGGGGGCTTCGGGG